CCCAGACTTGCAGCAGCTTCGTAACTACCGCTGTCAACATTGACTTCCACGCCGCTTGGTTTTATCCAGATACTTGTGCTCACCATTTTTCCTTGGCGGCCCAGTAAGCCGCAGACATTTTGCCTTTGTTGATGTTCTCTCGATGTCTTGCCATGAATGAAGCTCTGCGCTTGCGGTCTGCTTCAGACTCGCCTTCACGCTTTGGACTACCGCTCACACCTTGCTGGCCGAAGCGGATCGTCTTGATCTCGTCGCCTACTTTGGCAACGACAACATGGGATTTTGTAGGATGACTCGGAGTGCGCTTTGGCTTGTTGAAGCCTTCAACGCCGACTCTGTCTAATCGCGGGTCTTTAGCTTTTGGCATGATTCACCCCAGATGATAATGGTGACGCACCCCGGAAGATGCGCCACCATTGTACCACTACTTACACACCGAATCCCTGGCCCGCGAAACTGGGCTGGAAGCAAGCGTATGCCGGGAGTAAGTCAAATCTGATGGACTGTGAGTTAGCGTTACCATCAGAGTACTTGCTGATACGAATGCTCATACCGTCAGAAGTAGTCGCAACAGTGTCAGTGCTGTACAGCTTAGGCAGCTTGACTGTTCCCAATCCAAATGCCTGCTTAGTGTAGAACAGGTTCGGTTGGTACAAAGTTGCTGTGGCAGACACGATTGTAATCACAGCGCCGTTAGCAGGTGCAGCAGTTACAGTGTTGTACTGACCGTTAGCCTCGTAGATCGCTGGGCCAGCCACTACCAGAGTGCCTTCGCCTGACGCGCCAAGAGTTACGTCAGCAGTCACAACACCAGTCCATGCTATGTTGGTGCCTGTAGCACTGACCATTGCCTGACGTGTTGACTGGTTCAGACGGTTGACGTTAGCAATCGTGACCAGCTCGCCTGCTTTCACAACCATGTTAGCTTGGAACGCAGTGACCGCAAGTGATTGGGTCATTGTGTCCTTTGCAGTGACGTAGGTTGCATCAGGTGCAGCACTCAGAGTACCAGCACGGTCTGCGCCAGAACTTGAAGTGAAGCTCGCCAGAGTAGTTGCGCTCAGAGCACGAAGGCCACCGAAGTTGGTGCTAATCTGGGCATTTTCCCACGCTGTACGAATCAGGCTGTCAACAGAGTTGAGACCTGACTGTGCAGAGGCCAGTGCCGCTGTGGTAAACGGGTTCATCAGGTAGTAACGCTCGCTCGCCGGGTTGATACCGATTGCGTCCATGAACGCACCAGCGCCTGCAACGTCAGACCAAGCATCTACTGCCGTGCCGTGAGTACCATAACGCAGTGAAGAGTTCTTCAGCATGAAGGATGCGAAGTCCAGTTCAAGGTCAGTGACGATACGACGAGCCATCGGAGCCAGAATGTCTTCGAGTTGGTCGAGTTGCAGAGCTTCTTCCACGTTGCCCCAGTCTGTCGCTGCTGTGAAGTAATTCTGGACTGTACCAGTTGCCTTACCAGCAATGATTGAAGACTTGGTTGAGGAGGAGATATCACCGCCGGAGGTGCGGATGGTGTTGTAGTCATGGGGACGCTTGAAGTCCACAGTGCTACCAGATGACGGGTTGAACTTGTCAGCCAGAAGCTGAGTGTCAACAGTCTTTGTGATTACCCGTGAGTTCTCGAAAGCATCAAGGAACACACGGGCGACTTTACGGGTTACGTTACTACTGAGATTGTTAGCCATTTAATTCACCTATTCAAATGTTGCTCCCTTTGGCCCTTTCGGTTTGACCTGTGCGCTTGATGGCATGGGTCTACGGATTGGATCAGGAGCGTTAGTGTATTTTGGTTTCAGGGCAACAGCTTTTGACTTGATCAACGTAGCAATCCTGACTGCGGCCATCGTTGGGTGTAGGTGTCTCAGTGCGTCCAATTCAGTGACGTTCTGAGATAGATACTTGGTGATCAGCGGGCCGTGGTCATCCTCAAGGATGTACTGCACCAGCGAATCATCAATTCCAAACTGACCTACAATCGAGCCTGCTGCTTGAAGCTCCTCTGCTTTCACTCCAAGGGTTTTCGCCCTCTGAGCGTAGCTCTGAACCTTCTCGACCAGAATCTCCTGCTGTTTTTGCTCTGCCTCCTGAGCCATCTGCGCCTGCTGGTTCTTCAGCATTTGCATCTGGGTATCATAGGCAGAAGCGGATATCAGAGCCTGCTCTCGGTGCATGATCTGCCGCTTGTACTCTTCATCAGAGACTGCGAACGGATCAGGCAGAGCTGGCACTAATGGCCGCGACCGAGTTTGTGGCTGCTCAAGCTCCTCTAGCCGCTTTCGGAGTTGTTCGGCTTCTCGCTCTTTTTCACGGAGTTTGAACACCTTCTTTCCTATTGCGTCATCGAAGACCTTTTGCTGCGCCTCGGTGAAGATCGGTTTATCGTGAGTCTCCCCACTATCCTCTGACGATTCGGAATCATCCTCGACATCTTCTTCAACGTCTGGCTGATCTTCAGCCTCCTGTGTCTCAATTGGCTCCGAAGTTTCCTCGGAATCATCAAAATCATAGTCGCCTGGTTGCGTCATAGTGTTTGCCCTTATAGGTGAGATGCCCAGAATGGTCTGGTGGCCTGTGTACAATGTAGCAGTATTGGCGAGAATCTACAACAAGTGGCGAAATTCGCTAATCGGGTTGTTGTTCTTCGTCTCGCTGGATGTTGCGTAGGGCTGACAGGCCTACCGCTGCCCCACCTACACCATACTTTGCAATGATGTTTGCTTTTTGAGGATTAAACAGGACGTAGTTCCTCGACTCTTCCCCAGCCATTCTTGAGCCTGCATCTAGGTAACTAACACCCTCGATTCCAATATCTCTCAAAGCATTAGTCGCTGCTGCTTGGTTTGTAGCGGATGGAGCAGAAGCATAATAAGCTTGCCTTCCGGTCATGTTTTTCGGTTGTTTTTTTCGAAGCGCATCAATCTCTCCCCATGCTTCCATAAACCTTCTTTCATTTCTCATGTTATTTGTTGCAGGGTCTCTATCCATTGATAGAAGGTCTTTTTCATTTTCAAGTAAGCTGATTTTGTTTTCCACTTCAGGATCATAAATTCCAGCTTTTTGAAGCCTCTCTAATACATCTGGGCTTTGTGCTGTAACTGGTTTGTCCCAATCTAAAAACATAGATTTAGGAGCATTTATTTGCGCTTCGTATAACGCGCCAGGCCTATTGAACTTTGGCGTTATATTTTTATTAAGCCAATCAAATGCTTCTGGCGAGTAATACTCTTTGTTTTGCATAACCCCAAGAAGATCACCGTCAATCATCACTTGTTCGAGAATAGACAATTTTTCATATTCTTTAGAAGCGGCATCTGTTGGCAGAGTAGATGCTCTTTGTTCGATTTCCGAATACAGGTCTTGTATAGGCTTATTCCCTATCATCGGCGTGTCATCAATGCCGCTTCTTTTCAATAACGATCCTCGATAGAAACGACCAACGTCTGGAGACTCGGCTGTATAGACTCCATAACCATAAGCCTGCGCTCCCTCTCCAGTGCCAAGCCTGTTTATGTCGAAAATCCCCAGAGGATTATCTGCTAGAACTTCATACCGATCAGGATTTGCTGCCGATATAGCTCTGACCATATTTGGATCGGATACGTACTCCTTGCCCGTCTGAACATCCCTGACGAGCTGATTAGGGCCAAACACATGGGGGGTTCCCTGATATACCGTAAACGAATCTTCAGCGGCATTGGGTGTTAGCCTTGCAGCCTGCGACATATCCAGCCCACCTCTGATGGCTTTGCTTGCAAAATCCCCGATTACAGGAGCCATGCCCAAGACAGTCGCCCCACCAAGCATTGCAGCAGTGCCGTAGTTGCCGCCCTTTGCGGCCTGCACTGTGTCAGTCATACCAAGAGCCAGATCAAGACCAGGCACAACGTCTACACCGCCAGTGAGCAGATCAGCCATGCCAGCCCGGTATCGCTGCGTAGGAGTGCCGCCCATCTCTCGGCCACCTATAAGCTCGTTGATGCCCGATCTCACCGTATCCCTGAATGCAGGGTTAAACGGGTTGTAGGAGCGCACAACAGGCTCTGCTGACTGCGTGGGTATCTGTCTGAGTGCTGACTGTGGTTGTGCCATGCTCAATCCTCCCCGTATTCGTCTTCTTCTTCTCTAGCCTCCCAAGCCTGACACACTCGCAGGTTATGGCAGACAAACTCGAACTTCTTGCAGTAGCCTCGACCACCGCCATCAGCGTCATAGTCATCCTCTGGAACTACTTCCATCATCTCCAGTTTCTCAGGTGAATTGTTGAAGTATTCGCAGTTGCCACACATCTGCCTGCGAGCCTCTACTGGCTTTACGCTCCAAGCCTTCGCCATCATGCGATAGTAGTCAGTGTTGTCGCTGGTGGTCTCCTCTGGGCCAAACTTCCAGCTCTCGATGACGTTGGCCCGATTTTTTCGGTTGATCTTTGCAGTGAATGGCTCTTCCTGCTGGATGATGATGGTCATGCCTTCTAGTGGATTCATATCTGGCCCCTGAACGGATTCAATGCGCTGACGATCTTCAGTTGGTTGTCAATCTGCTTGCCCTGAGTATCGACTGTATCTTTCTCGATACTGGCTCCAGCCTGTTGAGCTTTGATCTGCGTGTTCATGCGCTGAGTCTGTGCGTTGAAGACATCCAGTTGCTGAGTGGCCTGATCTGCCTGCATCTGCATCTGAATCTTCTGCGCTTCCAGTTGGATTTTAGCGGTCTCAAGCTGAAGCCTTTGAACCTCAACCTGCGCTCTCATCTGCTCTGCTTGAGCTTTAGCCATCTCAGCCTGAGCAAGTACCATTGCTGGGTCTTGCTGCTGCTCTTGGCCCTGTGCGCTCTGGGCCATCTGAGCTTTCTCTTCCTCAGTCAATTGGGTCTGTGGGATAAGACCCTGAGCCATCATCTGCAATCGCTTGCGCTCGCCAATCTGGGTAGCCGCACTTGTCGGAATCGCGTTGAGCAGGATGTCGCCAGCCATGCCAATGATTGACGGGTCAACCTTAGCTATCTCGATGATAGTCTCGATGGTCTCCTGCTGACGGTTGCGGAATGATGGTCCTGCTCGACAAGCAACAGAGTACTGGCCCTTGGTCAAATCGTTCAGGGTGATGATCTCGCCGCTTTGTTGATCAATGATCGGTTCATTGAGAACTTGCATCTCGCTGCTGCCATCCTCGTACAGCAATCGGACTGTGCGCTGGGCATCGTAGACCTTGGGAATAGCTTTAACCAGAATGTCACCAGTGGCAGCAATCGCAGCTTCCAGTGCTCGGAAGTATTTAATAGTGCCGTTGTCGCCCTTGGCTTGCAGACTCTCGATAGCCACGCCTGACTGTAGCCCAGGGTTGTCTCCCATCGATGCAGCGAACATTCCCGCAGTCTGCCCTATGATCTGCCGCATGGACTCGGAGATCGTGCGTAGACCTGGGTTCACCTGTGCGCCGCCTTGCTGCATGGGAGCGCCTGGCATCTCAGGATCGACGTTGTAGAACTGAACTGGATCGGAGTTAGTGTTGAGGGTAGCCAGTGCGTCCTCATGCCCTGCTGCTTGCGTCAGGGTCATCCAGTACTTGGCTCTCGGAGCCAGAGCACCTTCCTCGATCTCGCGTGACAAGCTGTAGTTAAGAACACGTTGCGGATCAAGCAGCTTCTCGACGACACCCCAATAGATTGTCTTGTTCTCGACGATTTTGAAGTTGCCGTACAGTGGGACGATAGGAATACGGTCGAAGATGGTCTCCTCCTCATCCTCCAGCCATGCGGTCTGGTCAAAGAACCGTGAATAGACCTTGGTTTTATAAGCCTTGCGCGTCCTGACTTCCTCGATGCCTAATGCTGTCAGCTCGTCTTTGACTTTCTTGAAATCGTCATCAATAGAGTAGACAGCGCCGTTGCTCATCAGCACCAGCTCGCAGGCTTCTTGACTGACGTAGAACAACTGACCGACAACGATCACCTGGCCCTTGTCATAGTATGCGTCACCCTCTCGGTCGATAGAGACGGACGCCTGAGAGCCTTCAGGGTAGCGTTTGACGTACTCTTGAACTGACATTGCGTGAAGCAGGAAAGCGTACTGGGCATCAGACTTGTCTTGCAGATAAGAAGCAGGGTCGAACCAAACTCGGTCGATGAAGTTAGCTACCGGCTCGATCACTAGGTCTTGATCGAATGACTGCGGATCGCTGTACTTGTGGCTAATCATCCAGCCATCGTAGCCGGTGGTCACCATGCCCCTGCCAGCATTAACGTAGATGTCCTTCGCCCTAGAGATCGACTCGATGTTACGCACCAAGCCATCAATGACCATCGCAGTCTCTTTAGAGGCTGGGCCTGACATTGGGCTAACCTTGATGTCGAAGTCGGCAAGCTCTATCGCAGCAGTCACTTGGTCGATGATGGGATTGACCTGGTCGAAGGTGTACCGAGGCTTGCCGACATTGTTAGTCCACCAATAGGGTTCCCACTGGCCGTCACGCTTGTCCACGAATAGGTGCGCCTCTCGCGCCTTCTCTCGGTTGTCGTGATCAGCCTCTTGTGCCGACGACATCAGATTAAGCACTGACTGAAGGCTATCGAAGTCAATTGTGTAGTCGCTGTTGTCGCCTGATCCGTATTGAGCCATCAATTCCACCCCTTAAATTTAATCTGCTTGACCGCTTCCAGCTTAGGTTTCGGTCGATACATTGCCATCATCAGCGCATCAGCCATGTTGGGGCTGGGTATCTCATACGGTTTCTTCGCCATCTCAATCTTGGACATGATCTGAATCTTGCCAGTGTTTGTACGCTTCAGTGGTATTCGACACACTTCAGAGCGGAGCTGGTCCAGCTTCTCGATCTTGGATGACAGGCTGATCATCTCATCAGGGTTGACGTACTGGCCCTTCGTGACAGCCCTGTAAGTCGCCTCGAACCTGTCTCGCAATCTCCAGTAATACTGTGCTCGCTTGTTGGCGAACGTCTCCCTGTTGTTCTTGGCTCGCTGAGTCCCACCATCTGAATACGGAACCTCGGCATCTTCTGGCGACTCTGAGCCTTTGTACATAACGTAATCAATCTTCTTGTTCTCCAGCGCAGCGTCTACTTGTCGTTTGAGACTTACACCCAGGCCGTCACAGTCCCACACAAAATAGTCTGCTCTGTCAGCCAGTGCAAGATCAAGCGCCCAGTCCATGCCGTCTGCCGACTCGCCTGTGACCTTCTCGCTGACGTTCAGGACTACGTTGCCATGCCTGACTGCGTAGCCCTTAGAGTCGCCTCCAGTGTCGCTAGGATCGTGTGAAGCAATAATAGCGCCTTCAGCCTTCCAGCCCATCTTGATATGCGAATCTATCGCAGCCTCAAACCAATCCACCGGAATGATTGTATCCTCAACCTCGTCGTAGAACTCGCCTAGCCAGATGTGCCGGTAAAGAGCTGTGGACAGGTTGGCTTGGTCGTATGCCCTCTCCTGCTCAAGCACTGGCGGGAAGAACGGGTTGTCGTTGTAGTTGATCCAGATGATAAGGTGCATATCATCTTCGTAGAACCCGTCTGACCTAAGCTGCTTCTCAAACGGCTTGATGAACCTCTGGCTGAACGGGTCGGCAATGCTGCGCGGGTTGGCGGTCATCCAGATTTCAGAGTCATCAGATCTCAGTGTAGGCGTCAGAGCCTTGAGACTGTCCTGGCTAATCGTCTGCGCTTCCTCCACCCAGAACCGCTTGAACCCGTACATGGACTTGATGCCCTCTGGGTTCCTTGCTAGTCCTCTGAACTTGAAAGCGTCATCGCCCTTGTACTGTATTGAGTTAGCCTGGACAGTGAACCCCGACAGCTTCAGCCTTTCGATCTCGCCTGACAGCAAGGAGAGCACCGAGTCATCCATTGTGATCTGGTACTCTCGAAAGCAGGCTGTCTTGATGCCTTTGGTCTGGGCATCCATCAGACAGATGTCACCTACCGACTGGCTCTTGCCTGATCCTCTGCCGCCTATAAGGATTTTGAATCGCTTGGGCGTAGTGATCAATGCTCTCAGCTTTGCCGGTAGCGTCATCTCAGGCATTGACTAGCCTCACGGTCCAGTCATGCTCTATCGGACCACCGTTCTCACCCATGTGTTCCTGCTGCACTCGTTCTGAGTACCCGTGCTTGGTCAGTATCAGCTTGGCAATCGTTGGATTCAGGTCACCTGTTAAACTGCCGTTGAGCAGCCTTCTCTCCTGCGCCCTTAGACATTTAGCAACAATGTCAGAAAACTCTTTCTTGTCAGGGTCATCGCACCAGTCGTAGATGGTCTCGCGTGAAATATCTAGCTCAATAGCAAGTCCCGCCATTTGAGGTATAACGTCACCGCAAGCAAGATAGCCGCCGTCCACATAGGCTTTTGCCTTGGATAAGATTTCATCGTTGTACTTAGTCGGTCTGCCGCCTGGCATTACTCATACCTCGCTGGCTTTGGCTTCTTTGCCATCGACAAAGCAATCGCAATAGCCTGCTTCTGTGGCTTTCCCGACTTCATCTCGGCCTTGATGTTCTTGCTGATCGTCTTTTTGCCATAACCTTTTTTAAGCGGCATAGAGCCTCCTGTGTTTGCTGCATTGTACTAATATCATATACGGAAAGCCTATAAATTATTATCCGCCATTATTAACCA